CTCGATATAAATTTATATTAGCTCATATAAAAGAAGAAACTATAACAAATAGTGGTGTAAATTCGAGTATTAATAAAAATACTAAAATAGGTGTTATGGGTACTACTGGATATTCTACTGGTGTTCACTTACATTATGAAATAATAAAGTATCAGTTAAATGAAAATCTTAAAGAAATTAAGTCATATCTAAACCCTAATAGTTTTAGTAGTGACTATCTTGGAAATGAACAAAGTGTTTAAATATAGAGTATAAAAGATTTTATTTATATTAACAATATTTATATAATAAAGAATATTATGATAACAGACAATTTAAGACAAAAATTAGGTAATTTTTTAGGTAAAAATACAAACAATATAGTTGAAAATGGTAACTCACCTGAAGGTCAAGAAGTTTGTGATTTAGATACTGGAATTTGTTACACTATAAGAAGTAGAGATGGTTTAATTGAGAGAGTAGAAAACGAAATTAGAGTAAATAGAAAAGTAAAAGTTGAATCCCCTAACGGTCAAGTAAAACAATTATTAAATGGATAATTTAGAAAAAAAATTATTAAATGAGTTAAAAAGATTTAATCAAATTGGTTATAATTCTCAAAATCTTAGTGAACAAAACTTGGGTGGTTTTGGTAATTTAGGTATGGGAAGTCATGTTGAAAGAATATTAGGTAAAACAGAATTAGGTGAACAGGAAGATGTTGAAGCTGATGTTGAAACTGAAGATGATGAAGATACTACTAGTTTTGATGAATTAGGTTTAGGTGACGCTGAAGTTGAGATGGAAACAGGTGACGCCCCAACAGACGAGAATATTCCAGCAGCACCACCTACTCCACCAGCAGCACCAACTACACTACCAACTACACCTCCACCAGCAATACCAGGAGCTCCAGAAAAAGAAGATGAAAATACTACAGAAGTTGAGGTTACTGATTTAGTTAGTAATCAAGAAACTTTGGAAAAAAATACATCAGAAACTAATGATAAGTTAGAATCCTTAATGTCTATGTTAGATGGTATGGAAGAAAAATTAACAGGAATGGACCAACTAATGAATCAAATTAGTAGTCTAGAACAAAAAATAGAAAAGTATAGACCAAAAAGTGAAGAAGAAAAGTTAGATTTAAGAAAACAGGATTCTGGACCTTTTGACCAATCACTATCTGATTTTTGGAATGATAACCAAGACAAATATAAAGAACAAGGTAAAGAAGAATACATATTAACACCTGAAGACGTTGATAATTATTCTGAAACAGAGATACAAAAAAGTTTTAACGTTTGACCCTATAAAAAAAATAGTATATATTTAAAGCCCTAACAAAGGGCTTTTTTTATGGAATTATTTATACCCATATAATTGACAACCCGGAATAAGTTAGTTACCTTTATTAAAGAAATTAATTATTAAAAAAAAATATAAATTATGAGTTCATTAGACGCTGTATTAGCCCAATACGAAAAAAACAAACAGGCAACATCTTCAAAACCAAGAATGTCAGACGAAGACAGATTAAAACAATATTTTACCGTAGCACTACCTAAAGGTGTTAAATCAGGTGAAAAAAGAATTAGAATTCTACCTACCACAGATGGTAGTTCACCATTTAAAGAAGTGTTTTTTCACAACACACAAGTACAAGGTAGATGGATGAAAATTTATGACCCAGGAAAAGATTCTTCTGGAAAACCAACAGGTGAAAGAAGCCCATTAAATGAAGTGGAAGAAGCACTTAAATTAGCTGGTGACGAACAATCAAAAGAATTAGCAAGACAGTATCGTTCACAAAAATTTTACATAGTAAAAGTTATTGATAGAGATAAGGAGGAAGATGGTGTAAAATTTTGGAGATTTAAACATAATTGGAAAGGTGACGGACCAATCGATAAAATTATTCCTATTTGGAGAAATAAAGGTGATATTACAGATGTTAATGAGGGTAGAGATTTAATTCTTATTTTACAAGCTGTTCCATTACCAGGAGGAAGAGGGGAATATACAACAGTATCTTCGGTAATGTATGAAGACCCAGGTAAGTTAACAGAAGATAACGCTAAGGGTACAGAATGGACTTCTGATGAAAGAACTTGGAAAGATGTTTATTCACAAAAACCTGTTGAGTACCTAGAGGCAATCTCTAAAGGGTTAGACCCAGTTTGGGATAGTGAATTAAAAAAATACACTTACGATGACCCAAACGCTAAAACAAATAGTACTGTGGATATGAGTAGTACAAATACAACTACAGACCCACAAGCAAACCAACAAGCAGACGAAGATTTACCGTTTTAAAAAATATATAAATGGCATTAAAGAAAAGAAGTTTTTCAGACATAAAGAGTAAATTCTCTAAAAAGGCTAAATTTAAATCAGACAAATTTTTTGACCTAGGACCAGCATTCCTTGACGCAACGGGAATACCTGGTCCAGCTATGGGCCATTTACAAATGTTTTTAGGTCATTCAGATACCGGTAAGACTACAGCACTTATTAAAACAGCTGTTGATGCACAGAAAAAAGGTGTATTACCAGTAATAATAATAACTGAACAGAAGTGGGGATTTAATTACGCTAAGTTATTAGGTTTTGATTGTGAGGAAGTGGTGGATGAAAGTACAGGTGAAATAGACTGGGAAGGATTTTTTCTATTCAATAACGACTTTGAATATATAGAACAAATTACAGATTATATAAATTCTTTATTAGACGCTCAAGAAAAAGGTGAACTAGACTACGACTTATTATTTTTATGGGATTCCGTAGGTTCAATACCATGTAAAATGACATTTGATGGAAAAGGTGGTAAAATGCACAACGCGGCCGTATTCGCGGACAAGATTGGTATGGGAATCAACCAAAGGATTGGTAAATCTAGAAGAGAAGACTCAAAATATACAAATACACTAGTAGTGGTAAATCAACCATGGGTAGAATTACCAGATAACCCTTTTGGTCAACCTAAAATTAAAGCAAAAGGGGGTGAAGCTTTGTGGTTAAATTCTAC